GTCTACCACATTTAGTATTGGAAGCCATTATGACGTTAATGGAAATAATGGAACATTTGTAGCCTACCTATTCGCAGGAGGTGAGTCCACAGCCGCTACTGCAAGATCTGTTGGCTTTGATGGGAATGATTTTCTTAGTTTTGCTAATACTTCAGATTTTGTTTTTGGAACAGGTGCATATACCGTTGAATTTTGGATAAAACCAGACACTACGCCTACTGGAAATATAATTTTCTCTGCCGCAGATACAAATGGATTTGTAATTAATATGGATGCAGATTCAGTTAATATCAATAAATATTCTGTTGGTGATGTTGTTTCATCGACAAGCATGGCTCCTGTTGGCCAATGGACTCATTATGCTTTCGTGAGGGAAGGAACAGGCAGTAATCAAACTAAAATTTATGTCAATGGTCAATTAGATAAAACTGGAACTGATGCTAATGACTGGACAGTTAATGCTAATTGGGGGTTAGGTGCAAGAAATAGTGACGGTAATTATGGTGTTGAGGGTAAGATTAGTAATTTCAGAATTGTAAAAGGAACAGCAGTTTATACCTCATCATTTAGGCCACCAACTGAGCCATTAACGAACATAACTAACACCAAACTTTTATGCTGCAATCATTCCTCTCAAGCAGGTTCAACCGTAACCCCTGTAGTAATTACTTCTAATGGCAATTCAGTAGCAAGCACAGATAGCCCCTTCGATGACCCTGCTGGTTTTGCCTTTGGAGACGCAGGTGATCAAAACGTAATCAAGTGTGGTAGTTATGTTGGAAATGGAAACGCCGATGGCCCTGACGTTTTCTTAGGTTGGGAGCCCCAATGGCTCATGGTAAAACGTGTAGATAGTGCTGATGAGTGGCCTATTTATGATTCGATGAGGGGAATCGTCACAGGAGGAAATGATTATAGATTGTATGCCAACCAAAATGCAGCAGAATACTCTACAAATACTAATTATTTTGCTTTGACACCTACAGGATTTAAAGTTTCTAAAGCAAGTGGGGAAGTAAACGCAAGTGGTGGTACTTATATTTATTTCTGCATCCGAAGACCTGATGGATACGTTGGCAAGCCTCCCGAACTTGGTACGGATGTATTCAGTTTAGCTAGGGGTGCTGGAAATCCATCTTTCCCTTGTTTTGTTACTGGATTCCCTGTTGACTTCCTTCTTCAAAGAGAATTTGCAAGTGCTGATAGTTGGAGTACAGGTGCAAGATTAACGGGTACAGAATATATGTATACAAATGCGAATGATGCAGGTGCAGGTACGAACTATGATTGGGGTAGTAATACTGGTGCTGTACTTGATAGAGCTAGTAGTTATCAAGGATGGCTATGGAAACGCTACGCTGGTTTTGATGTGGTGACCTGGGCAGGCATAAATGAAAATGTTTTCCGTAGACATAATCTTGGGAAAACTCCAGAAATGATCATATTTAAGAATAGAGATGCTGCAAGAAGTTGGAGGGTTTACCACAAAGGCTTGAATGGAGGAACAAACCCTGAAGATTATGCTGTCGCTTTAAACGGAAATTCTGCTGAAGGTTCTGGCACTACTTTCATGAATTCGACTGCACCAACATCAACACATTTTGTATCTGGATTAGATGGAGATACTAATGCCGCAGGTGATAACTACATAGCTCTGTTATTTGCCAGCGTTGACGGCATCAGCAAGGTTGGTTATTTTGACGGCTCAAATTCAGACTTGACTATAACTACAGGTTTCCAACCGAGATTTTTAATAGTGAAAGCAGCTAGTACTTCAGGTCATTGGAATGTTTTAGATACTACTAGAGGCTGGGCTTCTGGAAATGATCCTTATCTTAAGTTAAACGCTAATTCTGCTGAAAATAGTGGTTATGATAACGGCGTTCCAACTGCAACAGGATTTACCCTTGCTGGTAATAATGGTGGATTCAATGTCTCTGGGGTCAAATATATTTACTACTGCCATGCTTAGTGCTGGCCGAACAAGTCAAGGATAGACAGTAGGTTTATAATTTGAGGGCAATGTATTATTTTTATGGCTGATCGTGTAACTCTTGCTAATGAAATCAAGCAATTAAAAGCAGATCAAGAGCGTAGAGCTAGTGAGTGGAAAGAAAATCAGCAACTACTAGAAACCAAAGCCGCAGAATTGATTCAAGCAAATTTAGATGAGCTTGATGGTGGTGAGGCTTGCCCTGCATGATTAAAATCCTTACCTATATAAATACTGCTGCTCTTGTGGTAGCAGTAGGTGGTGGTACGTTTGCTTATTTTCAACGTGGCAAAATTACAGAATCCATAATGACTGAAGTACAAAAGCAATTGCCTTCTCTTGTTAAAGGAGTTATGCCATCAATACCAAGCGTTCCAAAATCAACTGGTTCTGTGCTTCCTTTTAAATGATTCAATTCAAGTCATTTAACGGCCTGACTTCTCTTGTCTTGGGCGGTGGTTTAATTGCAACTAACTTTATGAGCCTTAACCTTTTGGCTCGTAAAGATTCAGGTATCCCAGACATCGCCAAGCTTTCTAGTACTCCTTATAGCTCAATTCAAATCAGGAGTGAAACCAAACCTGACGGTGCAGAGGAGTGGATGTTTAATTCTAAGCAACACGATCCAAAGCTAGTTACAACTATTGTTGATGATTCCAAGCCTACGTTTAATGGTGGAGTCAAGAAGAGATATACACATAAGCAAGACGTAGCTCAATTTGCAATTTATCCTCAAGGTGAAGGAGGAAAGCTTACTGATAAACAGATTGAATGTATAGAAAAGATGGCACAGGGTAAAAGTAATGGACAGATGATTGCCGATGCTGGATCGGTTCAAGTGACACCAGCTTTAGCAGGGGTTCCCATTGTAGGGCCAGTATTAGCAGGAATATTTTTTGGACAAGCTAGAAAACAAGTTGGTAATTTAAGTAGTGATCTTGCAGGTCAATGGAACGATTGCTAGGTGGAATTAAATCCTCCTTTTATAAACGAGCCAAAGGTTAAAGATTTACCAGAACTAACAATAATTCCTCCTGCGGAAATAATTCCTCCAACTACTTTTGGTGAATTGCCATTTGGTTTTGTCCCAATTATTGAACTTCCTTGTGTTGTAGCCAGAGATAAAAAGACAGGTACAGGTAGTGAAATGTTTAACGTAGATCCTAGAAATAATTTTGTTTTATGTGATCACGCTCCAGCAATGTATATAGCCCCTGATCTTTACGCTGACATTCAACCACCAAAAGCTGATCAACCTGTTGAGCTTTTAAATGCGTTAAACGATGTAGGAGAGGAAGTGAAAAAAGATGATGGAAAAAATGACGAGAAGGGCGATTCCAATGTAGGTCAACAAAACTTTGATACCTCAAATATTGATGGACAGTTTATTGCAGAAGTTTTGCCATGCCCACCATTAGATACACTTGCTAAAACTCCTATTGGTTCGTTAGGTAAAGGCGGCCTTGCAAGGATTAAAGGTTGGAGAAGAGATCAGGTTACAAATAAATGTGAAACGGTATGGGAAGGACTTAACCCATTAGAAATAGCAGGAAACTACGCACCTCCTGTTCCATTATTAGTGTCTACAAGTGCAATAGCTGTCACCAGTATTCTTGCTGTTGGTACGTTGCAGCCCTACATAAAAATCGTACAAAAACAGATTCAGAAGCAAATTAAAAAACGGTCTAAGGTTTTGGCTAAAAAATTATTTAAGAAGAAGGAGAAGTTATTGTCCCTTTCTGAAAGGAGAAAGGCTCAGAGGGATCTTCGGAAATAGAGTGAGTATGATCTATTAAAGTGTTGGGT